GCGAACGTATTGGCAACACTACAGGCAGCATGGGGAACAACAGTCACAGCTGTATTCCTACAAACGAAGGGAACAGCAGTATCAGCGACTAACCCTCTCTATACTGTTTCAATCCTTGTCAATAACACAACAGACATCAATGGTGCTGTTGCTGATATTGGTGTGCAGAGCATTACATTTACATGTAATTCAACAATCGCAGTAGCCACTACAGGCACATTCTAAACAACTAAACAAAGGGGCAAACCATGGCAAGACTAAAGATAGTTCGACTAGATGGAAGCGTATTAGAAGGCGAGATCACTCCAGCAGTGGAGGTAGACGATGCCAGCAAGCGTAAAGGGCGGCGTTGAACTCCGCAAAGCCTTACGTAAGTTTGCTCCTGATCTGGGTAAAGAAACTCAAAAGGAAATCGCTGGAGCCTTAAAGCCAATCACTAAGACTGCTAAAGGTTACTTACCAGATGACGGATCAGTCCTAAGCGGATGGCTTCCTAGAGATAACTCTCAAGCTAGGTTCCCTGCTTACTCTGCTCGTCAGGTTAAGGCTGGAATTGGCTACAAGACTTCACCATCAAAGCCTAATCGCAGGGGCTTTAGATCACTTGCTCGTGTCTTTAACAAGACCGCAGCTGGTGCAATCTATGAAACTATGGGTCGTAAAACTCCTAGCAGTCGCTTTGTGCAGAATCAGAACGGCAAGTTTGGCGCACAGATGAAGGGCGATGGCAAGATGGAAGGTCGCGCCCTGTATCGTGCTTATGAAGAAAACCAAGGCAAGGCAAGAGAGTCAGTCCTCAAGGCTATTAAAACAGCAGCCGATAAACTCAACGCGACAGCGAAGGCGAGAGGTTAATCATGGCGAACATAGTTATTGACATTGCAGCGGAGTTCACTGGCAAGAATGCGTTCAAGCAAGCCGAGACTTCTGCCGATAAATTAAGCAAGAACATTAAGAATGTGGCTAAGACTCTTGGCGTTGCTTTCAGTGCTACAGCAGTCTTGAATTACGCTAAGGCTTCAGTCAAGGCAGCAGCAGCTGATGAGAAAGCACAGAAGCAACTAGCACTAGCCCTGAAGAATGTCGGGCTAGGTCGAGATGTCGCGCTCTCAGAAGCCTTCATCCAGAAGTTACAAAGCGAGTTTGGTGTAGTCGATGACAAGCTGCGCCCTGCTTATCAGACATTAGCCGTTGCTACCGGAAATACTGCTAAGTCTCAAAAGTTATTACAACTTGCTTTAGATATCAGTGCCTCAAAGTCTTTGGATCTAGGTCAAGTCTCAAATGCTTTAAGCAAGGCATACGGAGGCAACACTGCCGCTTTGGGAAAATTACTTCCTGGACTATCTAAAGCAGAACTTAAAACTAAGTCTTTTGATGAGATTACTAATCAACTTGCTACAACTTTTGCTGGATCTGCTACTGCCTCAGCCAATACTTTCCAAGGCTCAATGGACAAACTATCTGTTGCATCTGCCAACGTCCAAGAGATTATCGGTAAGGGAATTATTGACTCACTGAAAATCTTATCTGAGGATTCTACAGTCAGTGATCTTGCGACAAATATGGAAGAATTCGCTACGGCTATATCCGAGTCCATCCAAGGCTTAGCCATACTTATTGACAAGATAAAAAGCATTCCTAAAATACCCGGTGGTGGTAGTGGTGCAATCTTTGATATAGATAAGTTATTCAAGTTCACTGGTATAGCAATGCTGCGAAAGATATTTGATGCGGCAAACAAAGGTTCTGCTAATGATCCAACGGCAGGACTAGCGCATCTAGCCGAGTTAGAAGCTAAATACACTGCTAAAACTCTTGGACTAAGCAAGAAACTCACAGCAGAAGAATTAAAGCAACTTAAAGCCAAGCAGTTAAAAGCAGCTATTGACAAGGCTAACCTAGCCCTTGGCAAGGGATCTGATGTCTTTGACATTGAGAAGATCCAACTGGCAGTAGCCGAGAAGAATGCAGCCGAGCAACTAGGCAAGGTGACTAGTCAAGCACAACTACTTCAGGTTACTAATGACCTTGCTCGACTAGAGGTTAAGCAATCTATTCTGGATCTAGAAGAAGCAATCAAGTCTAATGATGTCGCAGCGATCTCTAACGCTACGGCTAAACTCAATGCAGACCTTAAGATTCTTGGGGTACTTACTAATCAGGATCTTAAACTTAGAGACATCAAGTCCATCCTTGATTCAATGCTTCCAAAGGATCTAATTAACCTAGCCAACCTTGATGCTGCCATTTCTAAGTTAAAGATGCTTGGTGGTGGCACAGCTACTAGTACCTCAGCAGTAGCAAGCACAACTACTGGCACTCCTTCACTCCTTGATGCCCTTGCTGCTGGCAGCTTTGTTCCTGTAGTCGGTGGTGGAGGCTATTCATCTACAGCAGGCAACTATGCTTCTAGCGGCTTTCCGGGGTCTGCTATGGGTGGTGGCGGTAACACAATTATCGTAAACACTGGTATCGGTGATCCAAACGCTATCGCTGAGGCTATTGACCAAGTGCTTACAGATGCAGCCCAGCGTGGCACATTGCGTGGTCTGGCTCTAGCATGACATGGCTTCCACAGTGGCGAGTAACAGTAGGTGATGATGTCTATACGACTGTTACCTCTGTTTCCTATGCCACTGGTCGGTTAGATATAGATCGGCAAGCCACAGCAGGTTACTGTCAGGTTCAGATAGTCAATGCCGATAACTCAGCCTTTACCATCAACATCACTGAGCCAATCACTTTAGAGCTAAAGAACTCAGCAGGGGTTTATAAGCAAGTCTTTGCAGGCACAGTCTCAGACTTTAACATCGGAGTCAGAAGCCCAGAAGAAACAGGCTATGTCACTACTGGCACTATCTTAGGTATTGGACCACTATCTAAATTATCCAAGGCGGTTTATAACACAGCCCTTGCTTCAGCGCGAGATGGCGAACAGATTGCACTTATTCTAGATGCAGCTCTTGCTGGTACATGGGATGAAGTAAATCCGACTGTTACATGGGCTACTTACCCAGCAACAGTTACATGGAATCAAGCCGAGAACTCTTTAGGTCAGATAGACCAAGGCGAGTATGACATGATCCAGATAAACCAATCTGCTTCGGCTAAAAGCCAGAGCCTTGTAGATCAGATAGCCAATAGCGGATTAGGGATTATCTCAGAAGGACCAGACGGCTTAGTCTATTATGCCGATGCAGACCACCGCGAGAACTATCTCCTTGCCAATGGCTACACAGACCTAGATGCAGCTTATGCAACTCCTAGCAGTATCCAATCTCAGACTCAGACTGCTCGCTTACGCAACAGCCTTATCTATAAATACTCTACTGGTTATGCAACAATTTTAACTTTGACAGATGCCGAGAAAATAGCAACCTATGGGTTATTCGAGAAATCAACAGAGTCCAATATCCTTAACATAGGCGATATGCAGCAGATTGCTGAAAGAGAACTATTCTTACGCAACACCCCTAGAGGCTCACTAGGCGCGATCCGCTTTCGGTTAGATAACCCAGACTTACCTAGTGCGATGCTGGATGATCTTATTACTGTGTTTTGTAATGAGCCTGTATCTATTGACAACCTACCAAGCAACCTGCTTGGGGGAACCTTTGAGGGTTTTGTGGAAAACATAGCTGTTAATGCCACTCCTACCTATGTCGATATGACCCTGTATGTCTCAGCGACAGACTTCTCAATTCCGCCTATCTAAGAAACCTGAATGATACAATTACTCAATCATCCCGACTGGAGAATTAACTAATGGCAACATCACCGAACTTCGGCTTTCCAGAACCCGATAACACTGCCCTTGTAAAAGATGGCGCACAAGCCATGCGTACGCTGGGTGATGCCATAGATGCTGAGTTTGCTGGTCTTACTGTGAATGCCCAGACTGGCACTACTTACACAGCGGTTAAGGCAGACGGCTTGTATTCAATCTGCACTATGGACAATGCCTCGGCTAACACTTTCCGCATCCCAACGGATGCGACTTATAACTTTCCTACTGGCACAACCTTGCTTGTCTATCAGAAAGGTGTTGGAGTAACTACGATCAACGCTGTCACTTCTGGCACTACAACTGTAGTGAGTGCAGGTGCAACCCTTGCTGCTCCAGTGCTTGCTCGTTATAAGTCAGCAGCTTGTATTAAGATCGCTGCTAACTCTTGGATCGTAGTCGGTGGCATTGCATAATGCTAAGTCCTTTAATTGGTGTTATTGCTTCTAGTGCCTTATCCGATGTAACAGTTGAATACTTAATTATTGGCGCAGGTGGCGTAGGCGGCACTAATGGTCGTGGTGGTGGTGCAGGAGCAGAAGCCAGAACAGGTTCACAAACAATTTCTTTAGGTGTAACTTTAACTTGCCAAGTGCCAGGTGGTAACTCTGTATGGGGCGGTAATTTAGTTCGTGATGGTTTAACTGGAAAGATAAATGGCACAGGTTTTACTACTGTAGAAAGTTTATCTGGACAAAGCGGTGGAGATCCTGCTGGAGGTGCTGGTCAAAATGGTGGCGGTAATGGCGGTGCAACTGCAACAGCACTAGCTGATGCTGTAGCAGGTTCGGCAGGTACATCTTCAAGCATTACTGGTTCATCTGTTGCTTATGCAGGTGGAGGCGGTGGTGGTGCTTCATCAACTAGAACAACTGGCGGCGCAGGCGGTGCAGGTGGAGGCGGTGCAGGTGGTAGTTATCCATCTACTAGCGCAGTTCCAGGTACTGCAAATACTGGCGGTGGAAGCGGTGGTGCTCAAGCAGGCGGCACTATTGTTCCTAGCGGTTCAGGTCTTGTAATTGTTCGTGCGACTAGAGCAGCAGCAGCTACAACTGGCAGCCCAACTGTGACAACATCTGGCGGTTATACTATTTACACATTTACTGGAACAGGAACTATTACATACTAATGGCACACTTTGCAGAATTAGACGATAACAACATGGTTATTCGCGTGCTCGTTATTCACAATAACGAATTACTGGATGCCGATGGACAGGAATCAGAACAAAAAGGCATTGACTTTTGTGTTGGTCTTTTTGGTGGTCGCTGGGTTCAGACTTCCTATAATGCTAACTTTCGTGGTTGCTACGCTGGCATCGGTTTTACTTACGATTTAGATTTAGATTTATTTATTCCGCCAGAGGTTATAGATGAAGCCAAAATTAAGTAAGGCAGCAATACAATTAAGGGAACAGTTTGATGACTCATTCCCAGATCGTGACCGCACATCGGATGGCTGGATCGGTGATACCCGACACGCTGCTCGCAAGTCTGATCATAATCCTGATGAGCAGGGCTGGGTACGTGCCGTTGATATCGACCGTGACTTACATAAGGGATCGAAACCAGACATCATGGGCGATCTTGCAGATCAGCTTCGCACCTTATCAAAGTCAAAAGCAGACAAGCGTATTAGTTACATCATTTTCGATGGACTTATCTGCTCCAGCATCCTTAACTGGAAATGGAGACCGTACACAGGG